ACTCGTGAACTGTACCATCTCCGTAGAGCCGAGATACCTACCAGCAAATTGACGGGTAGCCCGACTTACAATGTAGTCCTGAAATGGTTGAGGAAGATCCTCAAATTCAAACAGCCACACCACATCACACTTGATGACGGTATTGGGTGTGAATGTATAGGTGTGTTCAATCTTATCGTATAGCCTGCCATCTCGGATCACTGTCTGATACTGCTGAGAGTTCTCAGTCTTGTTGTCTGACAGACTCAGAATGTTAGCGGGAACATTGATGTAACCGCTGTTATCCGCAACAAACGGATAAGCTACCTCAGAGTTGAAGTGCCAACCTTCACCCTGGATCTCGGCACTCACCGAATCAAGGATGATCGTTGCACTTGCAAGTTCAGGATTTCCAGAATCAAGCGAAACGACAGGGGCCTGACCGACACCTGTCAACATCTTGTTCACGGCCTGAAGTCTAGTTGTTGCCATGGTTGTCGGTTAGAAGAAAAAAAAGGGGCCCCCTAAGGAGCCCCAGAAAGTCATCAGGCGAGGTTGCGGAAGGCACCAGCCACGGACACGCGGACAGGGCCAGCACCCATAGCCAGACGACCCACGATCACATCACCTTGGTAGATCACCTTGGTGTCAGCACCGGTGGTCTGCACGCTGGGGCCGATGGCCTCAACCACACCAGCAGCTTCGCGGTGGAAGATCAGACCGCAGCTGTTGGTGAAGTCAGCAGCATCACCGTAGTCGTTCAGTTCGTTAGCGGTGTCGGTGTTCTCGATCACAGAGCCAGTAGCCGAACCGTACTTACCCAGGAAGGGCACGTTGTTGGACTTCAGGATCTTGATGCCAGCGATCTCGTAGAGACCTTCGCCGCTGTTCATCGAGCCTTGGGTGTTACCGTACTCACGGTTGAGCAGGTTGGTATCCACGCTGCTGAGCAGAGTGTAATACTGACGGGGGCTCAGAGCAGCATAGCGGCCATCCTTAGGAGCAGCCACTTCGTCCAGACGGGCAGCAGCTTCAAAGAAGCCATCCACCAGGGCCTGAGCGTTGTACTCGTTACCCACACCCAGGTTGATCTGGAAGCCACCAGGCTCACCGGTCACAGGGGCAGAGGCAGAAGAAGCCAGGTCCAGCACACGAGCGATACGACGGTCGTAGTGCTCAGCCAGGGCTTGACCGATCTGACGGCTGATAGGACCACGGAGGTCGTACTGAGCCAGCACTTCATCCAGGTTGTCCAGGAAGGCCGAGCTGACCAGCAGCTTGTCCATGGTGATGGTGGTCTCAGCCACGTTCGGCTGTCCACCGCCCAGGATAGGAGTACCAGGGGTGTGGAAGCCACTGGTCATCTTGCCAGTGTGAATGAACTGAGCCTGCTTACCGCCCTTCAGCGAGCGGTTCATGACCTTATCCTTGAAGATAGTAGCGTTACGGAAGGCCTCATAGACCTCACCCGTAAACAGTTTCAGGTATAGGGCACGTTCGTCCCCGGCGTTATTGATTTGGCCGAGGTTCGTAAGAGTTGCGTTAGCCATTTAAGGTTAAAGTGTTGGGAATGAAAAAAGATGTTCCATTGCCCTAAGCTTAGGATTTATCGCGCGAATAGTATTCAGTTGTAGTTTGGGGTTGTGCGTCGTAGGTTGTCCTCCGCAGAGGGCCTACTCCAGCCGACTGGATGTTTAACGACCTCCCGGTCAAAGAAAAGGGGGTCCGACTCTGAGGTGCCCCCAATCCGTATCAAAGCAAATCGCCAGAGTTGGCAAGTCGCTCTTGGATTTCAAGACGATAGGCAGGGTCAGTGCGATAGCGTGCATCGCCAATCGCTCGTGCCAATTCGGCTTGTGATTTGAACCCTTTCGGTCCTTGATTCTTGACGGCCTTACCAGAGACCGGCATACCTTCAAAGCCACCCTCATACTTGGCCCGTAGGCTCAGTGCTTGGACGGCCAGGCTGACGGCTTCTGGGCTGCCAGTGCTGACTACATGGTCGTAGGCAGCAATCTCCTTAGGAGATAGGTTATCAGCGGCCCACTCCAGTGTTTGTTTGTAGGCGTCAGATCCACCACCATAATCCTTGATGATCTGATCTGCCATCTCATTCGGAATTGATTCCGGTTGAGCAGCATTACGTTGAAGCTCTACATAAGCATCAACCAGCTCTTCACTGGATAGGTTCTTCAGGGTCTTGAGGGTATCCTCAGACAGGCCTTCCTCAGAGTAGAACTCTTCTGAAGCTTTACTCAGGAGATCTGCAACACTAGGTTCCTCTCCGCCTTCGTCAGTTTCTTCAGGGGCAGATTCAGCCTCTTCAGTGGTAGACTCAGGGGAAGACTCCTCAGTGTCTTCTTCGTCGGTTCGTTGACCAAGTTTCTTCTCAAGTTCTTTGTAGGCCTTTTCAAGATCTTCAGCAGACTTGAACTTACCTGCAAAGCGTAGTTCGGATTCCTCAGCCTTCCGTGCCCTTTCGTAGGTATCACGCTGGGCCTCTTCTTGCTCAGCGATTAGCTTCTCGCCAACCTCCAGAGCTTTAGCTTGGGCTGCCTCTTGGGCAGATGTGTCGAGACCGTCAGTCCCGTCAAAGATCACTTCAGGCATAGGTGTCAGTGGTAAACAGCGCGAACACGACCGAAGGTAGGTGCATCAACCTTATCCTGGGCACCAATCTTAGGACGGGCCTGGGACGGGGTAACCTTAGGCTTACCAACGGGTTTCTTAGGTTGAAGCTCAGTAACCTTGGCTACGGCTTCTTCTTTGATTTCTTCAGACATTAGGTTGTTGTTGAGGTGGTTGAGCGGGCATCTGTCCACCGCCCATCAGCATCTCCATGGCGGCTGGATTCTTCTCAGGATCCATCATGGGGCTGCTTGCAAACTGACCAGCCTGACTAACAAGCTCTTGGGTGAGTTGTTGCTGCTGGGCAGCCTGGGCTTCGGCTTGCTGTTGCTGCTGATCCTTGACGAGGTTCAGAGCATCAATACCCTCGGATGCTGCCAGACGCTTGATGAACTCCTCCATGTTGAGGTACTTCATCGCCTCACCACCAAGCATTTGCATGGCGGTTTGAGTAAAGCGCAGGAGGGCTTCACGATCCTGGCCGCGACCAACACCTTCGATGCCGGCAACCACGGTCGGATATACCACACCTTTGGGTAGCGGTGGAATCTGCTTGGCTCGCTCTAGGGTGTAGAGCTTACGTTTCAGATATGGTTGAACCAGTTCAGCTGTGAGTACACTGTAGATACCACCAAGCTGTTCATTGAGTTCCTGCTGGGTAGCACGGATCTCTTCAGCAGTGGTACGTTCAGACTGACGAACAGACAGAACCAGGAATGCCTCAGACAGACGCTGGGTCAGCTGGGTGATCATTTGGTAGGCAGTGCTGAAGTCAGCACGCTTGTCTACCTGCACCACAGCCACGTCTTCAGCGCGGCCTTGAATCATGGCACCATTACGGGCCTTCGCCAGGTCCACAGGCTTGACGGTAGCCGATGGTGACACCAGGAACACCACCTTGGCAGCAGCGGCACTACCCTCCACCATGGCCTGCATCAGCCCCTCAAGGGACTTCAGATCGCCCAGGTACTCCTCGATGCGCCCACGGCCATAGTCCTCTCCGTCCACGACATTGAAGCGCAGCGGCAGCCAGGGGCTGTTGTCTCTTGAAGCAGTACCTTCGGTGTTGGGAACCAGCTTACCATCAGCTTCCTGACGCCAGATCCACTTACCGTCGATTAGTTTAGCGTGAGTATAGACAGCAACTTCCTCCTCACCAACGGTCACGTCAGTAGAAGGAGAGGGGCCAGTCTCGCCGGTATGGTTACCAGCGTCCCTAGGAATCTCACGAAACTCCTTAGGAAGGAATTGACGATTGATAGCCTCGACACAGACAATCTCTGTGGCGTTACCTTCACCGTCTCGGACCACAACAAAGCGATCCAGGGGGTAGACCTTAATACCCTTCTTGCCGAGGTATAGCAGCACGTTGCCAGTACAGACAAGATGCTTCAGGCCTTGAAGAATAGCAACACGATCCAAGGACTCTGCGATGGACTGGGTGATGATCCGTTCGGTACGGCTCAGACTCAGATCAATCTCAGACTTGATCTTTGCATTCAGCTCAGGGTTGGCGACAAACTCACCATCATTGATCTGAAGCTTGAAGAAGTTTGTGTTGACAGGGAATAGAGATAGCAGCAGCTTGGATGCCATGACGTTCACGCCTTTGGCGCCCATCGTCTGCCATGGGGTGATCAGGCGTTGACCATTGGCCGTTCCTGATCGGGGAAGAAGATGCGGAATGCTCAGCTCAGCACAGGTCCATGCTGTATCCAGAAAGATCGAGCGATCTGCTGAAAGCTGTGCGTACCGCTCCGCAGCAGTTCGTTTCATAATCCTTTGGGTCGTCTAATCAACAGCTGAGATGGACCGCGAGAAGCCAGGTGCTTGGCCTTTTTCTGAACCGCAGTCTTGCGAATCACACCAGCATAGGGTCGACCGTTAAGCAACACCGGCACAGGCGGCGGTGGCGGCGGGTCAGGCAAAGGTGGAATCTTGGGCGCCTTAGGGGCCGATGGTCTTGGTGCAGAACACATCAACGAGACCTCCTGATTCTCAGCCCACTCCTGCCTTGGTTAGGGTCCATAAGGGAAGGCACAGTGTTAGTCGTACTGAGCTGCGTCTGCTGTGTGCCCGTACCTGTGCTGCCTGTAACCAGGGTCTGTGAGGGGGTGTTTTGAACACCGTTAATGGTGAGAGGCTCTTTACCACCAGTGGCAATCAGATACAACTGACGAGCCTCAGGGCTGACACCTACATACTGAAAACTGTTACCTTGCTTGATTTGCTTAGGATCAGTCCCCTTTATGACACGGGTCGGATCACCAAACCCATTTTGAATGTACCAATTACGTTCAAAATCAGAGAATGGATTTGGAGCCCTACTCTGATCTTTAGGAGAGAGGTAATACTCTA